CCTGCAAAATCAGAGAATCCCATTTCAGACAGAAAACCTCCACCCCATGTCCAAGATCCTTGGATTGGATAGATGACTCCTGCTAGAATTGCGGTAAAGACCATAAATGGCCAGAACTTCATTCGTTCTGCAATTGTTCCTGAGATTATAGAGGCTGCAGTTGCAACAAAGACTACTTGAAAAAAGAAGTCCGATGTACCGGCATGGTCACCATCCGACATGGGACCATACATTAGAAAGTAACCACACACAAAAAATGCGAGGCAACTTAGAGAATACAGACAGATATTTTTCGTCAAAATAGCTGTGGTATTCTTTGTCCTAACCATTCCTGCCTCTAACATAGAGAACCCTGCGGCCATAAAGAACACTAGGATTCCTGAAAATAGAAGTAGGAATGTACTTAAAATATATTCCATATTTCACCTTTCTATGGGGTCTTCCACCCCATAGAATATATAGGACTAGAATCTAGATACGAGTCTTGCGATCTGATTGGCAAATGGTAGTAGTACAACAGCCATCAAGAGATTCACTCCTGTATGAACCATTGCAATATGTCTGGTAATACCTGTAGGCATTCCATCTGATACGAGAAGTCCTGCAAGCCAGATAGTTCCTGTAGTGCCGATGTTAGCACCAAGAACTGCACCTATCGCAGCTGGAAGAGGTAATGCACCACCAGCAACCAGACCAATGATTGCAGTTGTTGATAGTGATGAAGATTGCCAAAGAAGAGTCATGACAATACCACCAAAAAACATATAGATAGGATTACCAAGAAACCACTGTAGGTGATCAATGTTCCCCATAGCTTTCATTCCACCAGAGAACATTTTAAGACCAATATAGAACACAACTAGACCGATTAACGTCTGGATGATAGGATTATTCAATTCCATTTTTTGGACCCTTTTTATGAGTTTTGCTTTCTTTGATACTTTCATGCAAGTATATAGTAATCAATTGTTAGGTTTCTGA